TTGGCGATGCTTGTGGTATTGCCTATTATGCATATAAGAATATGACGGAGAGATAATGAGTAAACTATATCAATCAAAAACTTGGTTAACAAAGAGATATCTTATTGATAGAAAGACTATTGAAGATATTTCAAAAGAATGTGCAACAAGCCATCAAACCATATATAGATATCTTGTTGAGTTTGATTTAATTAGGAGCCAGAGAACGTGGAAGAAAAGATAAAGATTAATTTTTCTGGTGTAACTTTAAATGCAGATTTTTCAAAACAAGATATGGGATATCCAACTGCTGCAAAAAACATTTGGACAAACCTAGAAAAGTATAATTTTGAGATTACAACATTTGATGTAGGTTCTAGAAATATAAACCTATCCTACGCTGCTCCACCAAACAATATTATGTTTAGTGGAAAATATAACATTATGTATGGTTGTCACGAAACCACAGAGATACCTGACTACTGGGCAGAGTGTTTAAATAAAGCAGATGAGATCTGGACACCATCAAGTTGGGTAGCAGATGTTTTTAGAAAAAAGGTAAACAAAGAAGTTTATGTTGCACCACACGGTGTATCTGGATCTTTTGTTCCTGCAAAAAGAAGACTAAAGGATAACAAGTTTATCTTCTTACACTTGGGAGAACCATATATTAGAAAAGGTGGACAGGCTACCGTAGATGCTTTCCTTAAAGAGTTTGAGGGCAATGATGATGTCTTGCTTTTAATAAAGTGTTATGATGAGGGGCATACAATTCTTGTTCCAGACGGTGAAGGAAATATGGTAGAGCCACAAAAAATTCATAAAAATATTAAAACTTTAAGCAGATCTACAACTGCCAATGAATATTTAAAGATACTTCACAATACTCACTGCTTAGTATTTCCATCTTGGGGAGAAGGATTTGGAATGATGCCACTTGAAGCTATGGCTAGTGGTATGCCAGTTATTTCAACTTGGGAGTGGGCGGAATACAAAGATGATATTAGATATAAGATTGATAGTGACCTAATGCCAGTACCAGATATTTTACCAAAGTACCTAAAAGAAACATATTTAGGTGAAATATATGTTGCTAGAATTGATTCTATACGATATAATATGAGACAGGTATATGATAATTATGAACAGGCTTTTGAGGATGCTTGGCTAGATTCTTTTAAGGTTCATAGAAAATGGAACTGGGAAGAAGTTATTGAAAAATATGCCGTACCTAGACTTAGAAAGATAAATGGAGAATTAAATGCACGAATACACGGAGTATGAAAAGTTTCATATTGAGGTGGATCAGGTAAACCACCCACGACACTACACCTCTGATCCATCTGGCGTTGAATGTATTCAGATTACTCGTCATAGAAACTTTAATATTGGCAATGCCTTTAAGTATCTCTGGAGAGCAGGTATTAAGGATGACCAAAGGCAGATTGAAGATTTGCAAAAAGCTATCTTTTATATTAATGATGAGATTAACAGACTAGAGGGTAAATACGATGCCAACTTATGAGTATACTTGCTTAGAATGCGATAAGACTATTGATAGAAGTAATGTAAAGGTTGATGATAGAGACCACCAAACTTGTGAAGATTGTGGAAATATTATAACTAGAAGTTGGACTATTGGCAATGTTGCTGTATGGGCTCCAACATCTGGTGGATACCGCTAAATGGCTAAAAAAACCACACAGATCAAATATAACCCACTTTGGGACGTTAAGCATGAATATATACACGGCAAAGATTTAATCACGCCTGGGACATTAGTTAAGATTAAGAATGTTCGTGGTCAGTTTAAGTTCCAAAAGTATGTTAAAAATATAGACTCAGGTATGGAATGGGTTGATGTTCTTGGTCCAACAGGCTATAGATCCTTTTATGTATACGATTTAAAGGGTATAATTAAGCCTAAGAAGAAAAGAGCAAAGAAAGAAAATGTCTGAAATAGAATTAGTAGACCGTTGGGAAAACATCAACAAGGTTGCAGAAGAGTTTCTCAAGGGTAATACTAACCCCACAATCATCGCTAAAGCCCTAGAGATGAGGCGTGTAGATGTCATTGACTACCTAGAAGAATGGCGTATGGTTGTAAGAAGCGATAAGCAGGTACAACTTCGTGCTCGTGAGGCTCTAGTTGGGGCAGACCAACACTACTCAATGCTAATTAAAGAAGCTTGGGATGTTGTAAATGAGGCTGGAAATACCAATCAACTTTCACAAAAAACTGCAGCACTAAAACTTATTTCAGATGTTCAACAAAAACAGATTGATATGCTGCAAAAAGCAGGTATGCTAGATAACCACGAGATGGCTGAAAAGATTATAGAAACAGAACAAAGGCAAGAAGTTATTGTTGGTGTTATTAGAGATGTGGTATCTAGTTGCGATAGCTGTCGTATTGAGGTAGCAGAAAGACTTTCAAAGATAAGCGACAAAGCAGAGGAAATCTAATGTTTGAAGATATGTTAGATCTTCTTGGTGGTGACGAGTTTGATGAAAGACCAGTAGCACTTGAAGAGTTTGTTACAAGTGAGGACTTTCTTGGTCTACCACCACTATCTGATTATCAATACACATCTATTCGTGCAATGAGTCAGATATATAAGAAAGCAACTTTAATTAATCTCTTTGGCGAAGAAGAGGGTGAGAAAAGATGGAAGCAAACTTGTAATGAAGTAATCCTTCAACTTGGTAAAGGTTCTGGCAAGGATTATATGTCAACTATTTCTGTGGCATATATTGTTTATCTTTTGCTTTGTCTTAAAGATCCTGCTAAATATTTTGGTAAACCTCCAGGAGACTCTATTGATATTCTTAATATTGCTATCAATGCTGAACAGGCTAAGAATGTTTTCTTCAAGGGATTTAAAACCCGTATTGAAAAGTCACCTTGGTTTGTTGGAAAGTATACGCCAACCGCAGGTGCAATGACATTTGATAAAGGTATTACTTGTCACTCAGGACACTCTGAAAGAGAGTCTTGGGAAGGCTACAACGTAATTATGGTTATCCTAGATGAGATATCAGGCTTTGCCACAGACTCTACATCAGGACACGATCAAGCTAAAACCGCTTCGGCACTGTATGATATGTATCGTGCATCGGTAGACTCTCGCTTCCCAGACTTTGGTAAAGTTGTTTTGCTTTCATTCCCACGCTATCGTAATGACTACATTCAAGAGCGTTACAATGCGGTGATTGCTTCTAAAGAAGTTATAATGAGACAACATACATTTAAACTTGATGAAGAACTTGAAGGCAATGATGACACAGCAGAAAATTACTTTACGGTTGAATGGGAAGAAGATATTATTGAAGCATACAAGTTTCCAAAAGTGTTTGCTTTGAGACGACCAACTTGGGAAATTAATCCAACTAGATCTATTAATGATTTTAAGATTTCATTCTACACAAAACCAACAGATGCCTTATCTCGTTTTGCTTGTATGCCACCAGATGCCATAGATGCTTTGTTCCGTTCAAAGGAAAAGATAGATGCTTGCTTTAATCAGGTAAATATTGCGGTGGATCAAGATGGCAGGTTTGCTGCGTCATTCCAACCAGACAAGGATAAGCAATACTATATACACGTTGACCTTGCACAAAAGCATGACCACTGTGCTGTATCTTTATCACACGTTGAAAAGTGGGTAAAGGTAAATAGCTTTAATGATAAAGATGTTGTAAGTCCTATTGTGGTTGTAGATGCTGTTAGGTGGTGGACACCAACTGCAGAAAAAACGGTAGACTTTAAGGAAGTAAAAGCATATATCCTTAGCCTTAGAGAGCGTGGATTTAATGTTAAACTTGTAACCTTTGACCGTTGGAATAGCCTTGATATTATGAATGAACTAATTGCGGTGGGTATGAAATCAGAAACACTTTCAGTTGCCAAGAGACATTATGACGATATGGTTTTATTAGTAGCAGAAGAAAGAATTGTTGGTCCTGCTATTTCACTTTTAACAGAAGAACTATTGCAATTACGCATCATTCGTGATAAAGTAGATCATCCAAGAAAAGGCTCAAAGGATTTAGCAGATGCAGTTTGTGGTTCAATATATAATGCTATTGCTCGCACACCAAAAAATATTGGAGAAGTAGAAATACAGATACATTCATATGAACAATTTGTTGATGATCCTGATTTTGATCCAGAAGAGTTAAGACCAGGAAATAAAAAGATTTCTGTGGATATTCTAGACTTTTTGGGAGGAATGAATGCCATTTAATAACGAAGACTTTTATGAAGAAGATTTTGATCAAGAGAAGTTAGATGATCTTATGAGGTATCTGATAGAAGATGGCTATTTGCTAGAAACTGGTTTGGATGAAAATGGAGAAGCACTATATCAGACTACATCAAAGTTTAGCGAAGATTTTCCAGATATGTTTGAAGAACAGATATCTGAAACTAATATAACCATTTATGAATTATGGATGATGGGACTATTAGATGTGACGGTAAAGGAAGAAATTAATGACTGGGTGGTAATAGTCACTGATAAAACAATGAATTGTGATTTAAGTACCTTAAGCCAAGACCAGAAGAATGTAATTTTGCAATTAAGATATAAGACTTTGTATCCAAAAGATGATACAATTTAGTGTCAAAAAGTATTGACATTTTAGCTAAAAGAAGGTAATATATAACTATGGAAACAACATTTGAAGATAAGGTTGCATATGTAGCAACATCGTTCTATCGCCGTTTTGACGATAGTGAAGAAGGCTTTGATGCCACCAACGAATACCCTTCGGTACTTCGTACAATTTTTACTCGTAATGATATGGCAGGTCCTCTTGCTTTAGCATTGTTTAATGGTGACATTGAACTAAAGGGTGACAGTGCAAAGAAATGGATTGAAGAGTCCTTTGATATTCTTACTTCAGTATTTGGAGACCCAAATATTAAAGAGGAAGAAGTTCCAGAAACTCCCAAGCTAGAAGCAAAGCCTAAGAAAGCTCCTGCAAAAAAGGTAGCAGCAAAGTCTTAAGTAGGTTAGCCTCGTTGGTCTAGGGGTTAGGACGCTTCCCTTTCACGGAAGAGATCAGGGGTTCGATCCCCCTACGAGGTACAGCAATATATGTTTGTCAGTTGCATATATTCCCACATGTAAAGTGGCATGGCAAACTGACAATGCGAATGTTGCATAATGGTAGTGCTCCTTCCTTCCAAGTAGGTGGCGAGAGTTCGATTCTCTCCATTCGCTCAAAGGAAAGAGATTGACATAATATAACTTGTTGGTCTCTTTCCTTCTATCCCCAATAGCTCAATCGGCAGAGCGTCAAACTGTTAATTTGAATGTTCCTAGTTCAAGTCTAGGTTGGGGAGCTCGGAGGCAGACGTTCTGCTGGATATGTCTCAAGGTGGGGCAGCTGACTGTAAATCAGTGGCGGATGCATGGTAGGTTCGATTCCTACATCCAGCACTAACAAAACACTATAAAAGAGAGTATACTGGTAATATGATTGAAACACAAGAAGTAGTAGATCGTCAATTAAAGGTTGCAGATAGATGTGACAAGTGTGGATCCCAAGCCTTTGTGCTTGTTAAGGGTATTTCTGGAGAACTAATGTTTTGTGGACACCACTATACAAAAAACCAAGATGCATTAGAAAAATATGCATATGAGATTGTTGATGAAAGAGAACATATAAACGCAACATCAGCATCTAGTCCTATTTAATTTTAGGGGTGGTAGCTCAGTTGGTCAGAGCCCTGAACTCATAATTCAGTATGCGTCAGTTCAAGTCTGACTCACCCCACGCCCTCGTAGCTAAGTGGATATAGCGAATGGTTTCTACCCATTAGGACGGGAGTTCGAATCTCTCCGAGGGTACTTTGCTGATATAATTAACTTGGGATATATCCCTAATTTATTAGAAAAGAGTGATTCAAATGGGTTCACCTATTAAAGGTGGTAAGGTTACAACACCTTACAAGAAACTTGGTAAGATGTGGAGCAAGGGCTATCACACAGGAGTAGACTATGCTTGCAAAGTTGGAACAGACATTGTTGCTGTTGCAGATGGTAAGATTGAAAATGCTACTTGGGGTGCCAGCTATGGGACAC